TGAAGTAGTTCGTAATGCCATCGTACCTGTAACGAAGGTATCTAGTACATATACGACTACACTTGTTAAAGATGGTCAGACCACAACGGACGATGTATGGATTCCGGGTCATAGGGAAATGTTCAACGCTACAAATTATGAGACTACAGGAGCGGTATATAATACAAGATTTACTTCATCTTCTAACCGTATTAAGTACAACAGTGCGGGTTCCGCTAACAGCTGGTGGTTGCGTTCGGCGAACAGCGCGAGCAGCTTCAGGTGCGTGGACTACTACGGCGGCGGGAGCAACGACGGCGCGAGCTACCAGTATGGGGTTGCGCTCGGCTTCTGCATCTAATCTTTTCAATCCTTTTAATCCCCACCACTTTAGGTGGGGATTTCTTTTGCGCTAATAAACTAAAAATATAATTTAGAGGTAAAAACAATGTATAAAACATCCAATAATACAAAGTTTACAGATAACAGCAAATACGCCTACGACACATCTAAGCGCAAGAAACACCCGATATATTTTAACGCACCTAAATCTAAAGTTAATCAAACAATCAACGAATGGATTATAAATACAAGAGATAAAGAAGTATCAGAATTACGATTTCTTGAACACAGAACATTTGAAGATATTGCGGATTTACTATATATCTCGCCAAGCACAGTTAAAAGAATTGCATACAGATGCGGTGAGATAATTCAGTCTCACGTTAACGATTAGATGGACTATTATGAACTTTCACGCAATTCTGAAAAGTAGTATAATTCACGTTAGATTAAGGGGCAGGGCATATGTATATTTTTTATAATCCAAACCCAAAAGGTTCAAATATAGGCGATTGCGTTATTCGCGCATTAACAAAAGCCTGTGATATGACTTGGGATGATGTGTATTTAGACCTCATGCTTCTAGGTTTCGCAATGAAAGATATGCCATCAGCTAACCATGTATGGGGAACATATCTGATGCAAAATGGATTTCAGAGATTTGCGTTACCAAATACATGTCCAGATTGTTATTCCGTTTCTGATTTTTGTAATGATCATCCTAAAGGCACATATGTGCTAGCCACAGGGTCACATGTAGTCACTTCGATAGACGGAAGTTACTTTGATTCATGGGATTCTGGTAGAGAAGTAATTTCATATCTATTTGCGAAAGGCGATAAATGATGAATTGCAATTATTACCCAACCGGATATCAACCAGTATATCCAGTACAGCAAATTCAACAGCCAGTTCAACAAACTATTCCACAAATGCAAATTCAACAACCGCAAACACAGCAGGTAAACGCCAATCCATTTAATTGGGTTGACGGTGAAAGTTCTGCTAGAAGTTATGGCGTTGCTCCCGGTCAGAGTGTAATGCTTATGGATAGCAATGCAAATGTGTTCTACATTAAGTCGGCAGATGCAAGTGGTATGCCGTTGCCGTTAAGAATATTTGATTATACGGAACGTACACAGCAAGCGCATACAGAACCGCAGATTCAGACTCAACAACAACCTGAATATGTCACACGGGAAGAGTTTGAAAAACGTATTGCTGAAATTTTAGAACCGAAGAAACTCGATGACAGTCAGCAAAGACGTAAAGGAAATTAAAAACTATGAATACATTGTTTAATATCTTTAATAGAAATTCATTTCAAAATACCTCTAATATATTAAATCAGATGAACCAAATCAAACAGCAACTAAATGGGAATAGCCCACAACAGTTCGCTCAAAATCTTCTTAATTCTGGAAAAGTTTCACAAGATTATTACAACCAAAAATATCAGCAAGCATTGCAGATGTGGCAAATGCTAGGAAAATGACTACGAATATAATTCCTTTATGGATTTATATATAGTAACTCATTAACTCCGACTACTCGATTAGGATGAGTAGCCGCTTGACCGCAAAAAAGTTATGCGGTAGAAAGGTTGGTGCTATATGGCATTGACAGATTCTAATGTTGACACCACTATGCTTGTTCAACCATCAGGATATGGTTATGGTAATGGTGGTGGTCTTGGTAATGCTTTCGGAAACGAAGGTTTTTGGCTTCTTTTCATTCTTCTGCTCCTTGGAAACAACGGATGGAATAATGGATACGGTGGCGGTAACGGAACGACATTTGTAGCAAATGACGTTCAGAGAGGATTTGATCAGGCTACATTGACAGGTGGTATCAATGGTATCCAGACAGGGCTTTGCAATGGATTTGCAGGTGTTCAGCAGTCTCTTTGCAACGGATTCGCAACTGTGAATGGCGCGATTGCAAACGGATTTGCACAGTCTGAGATTTCCGCAAATGCAAGACAGATTGCAGACATGAGCCAGAATTTCGCCACTCAGACAGCTATTTATCAGGGTGTAAATGGTATTCAGGCACAGCTTGCACAGAATGGCTATAATAGTGGTTCAGGTATTCAGGATTTGAAATACACCGTAGCGACTGAAGCATGTGCAGACCGTCAGGCTGTAACATCAGCACTTCAGGATGTAACTGCACAGGGCGTTGCTAATACAACAGCAATCATGAATGTTGTCAATAGCGGTATTCAGTCTATTAAAGATCAACTTTGCCAAGACAAGATTGATGCAAAGAATACAGAAATTGCTAATCTTCGTACACAGCTTAATATGCAGAACCTTGCAGCTTCTCAGAATCAGCAGACAGCACAGATTCTTGCAGATAATGCAGCACAGACTGCAATGCTTATGCCGAAAGCACCTATTCCTGCATATGTTGTTCAGAATCCTAACGGATGTGGATGTGGAACAGTATATAACGGTTGCGGATGTAACGTAGCTTGATAGGGGGTGCGTACCTTGGCTGAGTACATATACAATGAAGTACAGCAAGTTGGGCTTAATAGTCCTATAAACTTCTATGATTCTATTCCTTGTAATCGTGGCTATGTGATTCATGAAAACGGTTCAGGAATTGCTATTCTGAGAGGTATCGTAAACAATCAGTGTGCTAAATATGCTACATATCGTGTCACATACAACGGCAATATTTCCATTCCTACAGGTGGAGCCGTTACGCCTATAGCGGTTGCAATTACTGTAAATGGTGAACAAAGACAGACAAGTAGAGCGATTAGTTCTCCTACAGCAGTAGATACATACGACAATGTGACAAGTACAGCTATTATACGTGTTCCGAGAGGTTGTTGCTTTAGTTTATCCGTAGAATATGTAAATGGTTCAACAGACCCAACAGTTACACCTACTCCTGTGATAAACGTAATCAATTCAAACCTAGTAATTACACGGATTTCGTGAAAGAGAGGAACACAAAATGGCAGATAGGATTAGAATATATACCGACACATTAGAAATGGTCGAGAAGGAAATAAAGGCTGTAAACCGCAAAGGTGAACTTGATGACAAATGTTTAGATTATCTTGATAAGTTGGTAGACATTGCAAAAGATATTGAAACAGTTCTTGCAATGCATGATTATCAAGATGAAGAGAATGGCGGTTATTCAAACCGAATGTATTATCCGCATTATTACGATAATGAAATGATGAACGGAAACAGTTATCGTAATGGTTACGGTGTAAATAGAATGAGATATAGTAGGGATAACGATTACCATATGAATGATAATATGCATAATGGCAATGGTTATAGTAGAACAGAAAATCTCAGAATGCGACTCGAAAACATGATGAATAGTGAAGATAGAACGGAAACTGAGCGAGAAGCACTGAGAAATGCAATAAACAGACTTTGAGAACAAAAATCCATCGGTTATCCGGTGGATTTTTTATATAAATTAAAACATACAGAAATGAGGTATAAAGAAATGGATCAACAACTTTTAATGACAATCATAGGTGGATTGTTAGGCGGTGGAATTATCGGTTTTATAGAGTTTATTATAAGACGGAATGATGAAAGAAAAGACAAAAACAAAGAAGTCATTCAAGCGATAGAAAAACTCGACAAAAAGGTAGATGACAGGTTCAACACACTTGACCAGAAAATTGAACTGGTAGATAAAAAAGGTGATGAACGAAACGCAATTACATCACGAGTAAGAATATTAAAATTTGCGGATGAAATGCTAGAAAATCGTGGACACAGTAAAGACGCATGGTCACAAGTTTTGATTGACTGCGACACATATGAGGATTATTGTAAAGATAACGAAGACTTTCGTAACAACATCACATCCGCAACGATTTCATATCTTAAATCGAATTATGCGGAAAGACTAGAGAAACATGACTTTCTTTAATGAGGTGATATTATGGGTGAAAAATTTGACACGATGAAAGTAGCAATAGACCATGAACATGAAATGAAAATGGAAGACATTGCACTACAAAATCTAAAAGACGAGTATAAAGAAGTAGAGCAAAAAGCCCGGTATAAGAAGCAGAAAAAGTTTACTACTTCTAAAATACTCATGGCAGCTTTAGTATTCATTGCATTTGAGATTATTATATTCGCAGAATACATGATGTTCAAAACGAATGACTTAAATGCACTGTATGCACTTATCGGTATTAGTGCAACGCTTACGGCAGGTTTTTGGGCATATGAGCATAAAAGTAAAGCTGAAAACCTGTTGAAGATACAACAATCAAATATGGACACTGAAGAAGAACAGTCCGAAGGTTAAAAGAAAGAGGTATGAATTATGAATGACATTACATTTGAAATCGTTAAAATTGTAGCTATGGTGTGTGCAGTTCTTATTACACGTTATCTTGTTCCGTTGTTCAGAAATGCTATCGGTGATGATAAAATTGCTGAAGCTGCTAAATGGATTAAGAGTGCCGTATACTTTGCACAGCAAACAATGTCTGCTCAGACAGGCGAAGAACGCAAAGCATTTGTCATGCAGTATGCGAAAGATATACGGGATGAACTGAAAATCCCGATTACAGATGAACAGATTGACATTTTGATTGAGAGTTTCGTTAAAGAACTGAGAATTGAAGAAGCTAAAGGCAATGTAAAGATGTTGGGGGCGTAACTGCTCCCACCTTTTTTGTATAAGAGAGGTGCTACTATGAATAAATATAAACTGACAGATTCACAGATAAAACAGATAGCTAATCTTGCGGTACAGGAAAACGGAGAAGCATGTGTTGCTTATGAGGTATCGCTTATGGCTAATCTGTTTGAACTGCAAACAAAGTACGATGATATTTATAAGTTTATCAGGTACGGTGGTTGGTTCTCTAAATCTGAACATTGGATGGATTACGGAGAATCCAGTAAGAAAGCCTGTGAGATTACGAAAGATGTTCTTGTAAAAGCAAAAAGAGTTTTCCCGGCATACATCAATGAGCATGACGCATTGTCAGATGTAAAATCCGCAACAAATAACGGTGTACTGTTTAATAAGAATGACAGGACGCAATACATCCAGAATGTGACTGTGCTGAAAAATCGTTACGGAAGTACATATACATTCTATATGTTCCCTACGCCTAACAGCGATCCGTTCGGATATACTGCCAATGCGTATAAAAAGATTAACGCGACTACACCTAATAATGAGACAGTTAAACCGAAAAGCACAGGTATATCTCCTGATAAGGTAATTGAAGTCGCACTCAAAGAAGTAGGATATCTTGAAAAAAGTATAAATTATAAACCGTAAAAGAAGGTGAATATAATGATTGATTTAACAGGTAAACGCTTTGGATATCTCACTGTAATCAAAGAAGGAAATGGATATAGAAGTTTGAATGGTAAGCCAAACAGAACATGGATTTGTAAGTGCGATTGTGGGAATATAACAGAAGTTAGGCAAAACAATCTAACAAGAAAAGAGTATCAAACCGTGTCATGTGGTTGTTATGCAATCAAAATTAGATCAGAAACAGCAAAAGAAACATTTACTACTCATAGATATAGTAAAGAGCGATTGTATAGAATATGGTGCGGAATAATTAGAAGATGCGAAAAACCATACGATTGCGAATATGATAGATATGGTGGTAGAGGGATATCCGTATGCGAAGAATGGCATGATTATGTAAATTTTAGAAAATGGGCTTTAAATAATGGCTATGATCCAAATGCGAAACGCGGATTAACAACTATTGACAGAATAAATAATGATGGTAATTATTCTCCAGATAATTGTAAAATATCTAACATGATAGAACAGGCAAATAATACAAGTTCTGTTAATAAATATTATTGGGAAGGTAAACTTATGACTTTGACAGAAATAATTAACAATGTTAAACCAGGAGTTTCAAGAACATGTATATATAAAAGATTAAGAAAAGGCATGTCTATTAGTGAAGCCGTGTTAACTCCGTATGTAAATAATTGATTGAAGGTGATATATATGACAAAAAATGAAATTTTGCAAAGCAAACAAGAAGGTGCGGGGGTTGATAACATAGTTAAGTATTGGGAAGAGATGGATAAATCTCTTCAAGGTCAGGCATGGTGTGATTGTTTCGTATCATGGTGCTTCAAACGCGCATACTCTGAATCCGTAGCAAATAAACTTCTTTGCGGCGGTCTGTATTCCTTCTATACGCCTGAATCAGCGCAATGCTTTAAGGACAAAGGGCAATGGCATCCGAATAATCCGAAGAAGGGCGATGTAATCTATTTTCAGAACGCAGAGCGCATCTGCCATACAGGTATCGTCTACAAGGTGGACAGCGAAAACGTATATACTATAGAAGGAAATACTTCCGCAGGTGAGCAAGTGATTCCGAATGGCGGCGGCGTTTGTAAGAAGTCGTATAAGCTGTACAATTCACGTATAGCCGGGTACGGTAGACCGAATTATGATTCGACAGGTTCAACTTCCGTAACGAACGATACGCCTACACTGAATGAGACAGTAAAGAAGAAGGGCGTAGTTACTGCTAAGTCTCTGAACGTCAGAACATGGGCAGGTACAGACAATCCTACGGTCAGCTTTTCTCCGATTAAAGATGGTGCAATCGTAGGTATATGTGATACACTGAAAGATAGTAATGGACGGAACTGGTATTACATTAAGTATCAGGATAAGTATGGATTCGTCTGCGCGGATTACATTGATTATATGTAAATCGCATACAATACAACATGAAAGACAACGAGCGATTCAACAAAGCCTTATAAAATAATGGCTTATTGATTTTTTAGATGGGTTCAAGTCCCGTCTTCCGCAGAAAAAGGGCTGAAAATCCTTTAAATTCAAGGATTCAGCCCTATTTTTTTGTCTATTTTAGACAAATTTTGCCTGATTTTTAGTGAATAACTTACACATATTGTGAATAGGTTTTGCAGTATGTGAGTTCATTTTGCTACCTGTACATGATGGATACAACACGCGAGACAACATGAAATCACTTCATAATCTCGCTGAATCCGCTGTTTATCTGCTTATTCCACCTGTCATGCTCTGAAGCTAATTCATGCCTGTAAACCGATTTGAGTACATGGTCAGTTTTCCATCCACCTCTAGCAAGGATGTATTCGTCCGGTACGCCTTGAGCATGTAAGTAGGACGCGCACCAGTGACGCAAATCATGGAACCGCATTCCGGTCAGGTCTAAGTCTTTTACAATCTTCTCAAACCGCGATGTAATGATATTCGGGTTCTTTATATCCGTCACATATCCCTTGTCTCTAATCTTCTGGACAATATCATGTTGCATGAGAATATACCTATCGGATTCATAGGTTTTAGTTCCTTTTACAACTGTCTCAAAATCGTCCGTGATTACGACTGCCTGTCTGACATGTATCGTATCTCCGTCAATATCATCCAGAGTCAAACCGCATATCTCACTTCTGCGTAACGGAGCGAAAGCAGCTAACAGGACGGGTATTTCCATCTCAGTTCCTTCTACATGCTCGATTATCCGTTTTACGTCTTTCGTATCCGGGATATGCAGTTCCGGTTTCTTCTTTTCAGGAAGAGTGATCTTGGGGAGATTATATCCCTGATAGTCCATAACAGCAGAAATGAAACCGATATGATTACGGATTGTCTTAGGCTTGATTCGCTTCGTCATGTCATTTACCACGGACTGAAGCATTTCTCTATCCACATTACCTATTTTAACGTCACAGAATGCGCTGTGATGCAGTTTTAGGTATCTTTCGGTACATTTATACCCTCTTATCGTAGAAGGGCTTAGAACGGCTGTTTTCGCTTCAAAATATGTACTCATAGCGGATTCAAATGTTCCGGTATTTCTGACGGTTCGATGTTCGTCAACATATTCAGAAGCGATTCTTTCGCATCTACGCTTATCCGGGTCAGTGAATGTCTTGTACTTCTTCTTTCCTGATTCGTCTTTTCCTATATAAACCGTACACCTATAGTTACCAGATGGGAGTTTCTTTGCAGTTGCCATATCTGTCTCCTTAAAAATTCGCATAGCAAACACACCTAGTTGCAAAACATATCCCGTTCTGGTATAATCTCTTTTGAGAAGAAAGAGAAAACGTTGAACGGGAGCAACCGCTTACTATTTAGCCGATAGTATAGCGGTTGTTTCTGTATGGTTTTAATTAGATTTTGATTCTGCTTGAATATAAGGTCTTTCAGGTCTACTATACTTTTCATAGTATTTGCCGACTAATACTATAATGATAAGCACAATAGTATATATTATAACTTTCTTTCTTTTCCTTCTTTGTATAGCCAATATATCTGGTTCAGCATAGAAGTTGAAAGATGTACCGCATTTCTCACAAAGTCCTTTCTTTTGACCAAGTGCATACGTTAGCTTTATGTCTTGGCTATGGCACGTTGGACACTCCATTTGAGATGGCGTAAGTGATAGACTCGATAACCACGGGAAAAGATATTTCAGTACAATCAGTACAGGAACTACATAAGTTGTCCACATAGGGAAAACGCCGAACATTCCATTGAGTATTGCATATGTAAAAGCAAAAAGTTCTATGATGATTATAAATATTTCTGGCATTTTTTATCCTTTCTATTCTATTTCGTGTACAAATAATCTTGGTTCAAAACAGATTTCATATCCTTCGTACTCGACAGAGCAACCGTATTTCCCTCTATACATTTCCAGTGCTTCTTCCAGAAATCCTTCCGATGTATCCAGACACTCAGCACATTCACGCAGCGAACAGCATCCGTTCCTATATGCCTTTATAATACCGTCAAGCCCTATTCTTTTATCATATGCCCACATCCGGGCAGAATATTCCTGCTTTCGATTGTTTAAGTCAGACTGGTCAAGGATATTTCCAACATTCAATCTTGAATGTCCTATCTCTTCCGCAAGTACATCAGCCTTTTGTGCGGATGTTTCAATACTGCTTCTAATTCCGATTTTCTTTCCTTTTATAAGCCCGTCAAAACATTGAAACGGAACTTCTACAACTGTCAAACCTTCCTTTTCAGCTTCATATGTCAGCCTTTCAAATTCTGTCAATCATACTCACCTACCTTGCATCAGAGCATATCAATGTCATTTTTACGGAGTTCTTCAATATTCGATTCGTTCACGCCTTTTCGCTCATGCGCTGCTAAAAGTTGCGGCTCGTTCTTCTTATCCGCAAGCCCAAGGATTCTTAAAACTGACCGTTGGTCAATTTCATCGACTTTTCTAAATGCTTCAATTATTTTCATTTCATCATCCGATAAACTTTTTCCTATATTAGAAGCAATTCTTGCTAACTGTTCCATCGGAGATGATATATCGTCTGACTCACCTAAAAGATAGTCACTCGATGTATCTAATAAATTCGCTATTTGAGAAATCTTGATTGCGCTAGGTTGATTCTTGTTGTACTTGCTTATAGAACTGCGTGGAAGTCCTAAAGTCTTTTCAATTTTACTTATGCTCATCCCTTTTCTTTCGGCGGCAGCCTTTATCCGTTCATAAATACCCATACTATACCCTCAGTAAAAAAATACGCAAAAGACTATTGACATGCGTAAAATATTGAGTATAATACATAGTAACGGCGCAAGATTTTACGCAAGCCGATTCTTCTATATATTTGTTGGTGGTACTTCAAATTATAGAATATTTTACGTAGAATTTCAAGACTTATTCGTAAAATTTTGCGTCTTTGTTACAGAAATATTACGCATAATGAGGATGAGGTGACTATGATTTACGAAAATGTTAAGCGTGCATGTGAGGAATGTGGAGAGACTATCAGCGGTCTTGAAGAGAAGCTGAAGTTTCCACGGGGTAGTATTTGCAAGTGGGATCGTAACACGCCTAGCGTTATCAAAGTTCAGCAGGTGGCGATTGCACTAGGCAAGCCGATTGAATTTTTCCTGAGTGAATCAGAATGAACAGGAATTAGTATGGGGAGATCAATATGGCAAGGGGAGAGCGAATCGAAAAAGGAAAGATGATTCTGAGATATGAAGCAGAGTCAGTCAGATTGTTTTTAAAAGGAATTACAGCGGAAGATGCACTTGATACATTAGCAGCGGTAACGATAATTGCTTTCGTGATATTAGCTTTTGTTCTGGACGGATTACTTGGTGTCGTGCCTGAAAATCTGTCTGTGATGTACATTTTAATGGGCATCTACCTTTCAGTATATTTAGTTCACAAGTTTCGGGAGATGAGGTGATGTGATTTGCCGAAAGTTAAACCGCTTGGAAGACAGGCGCGATACGATGAACAGACGAAACGATTTGAAGAAATATTCTTTTCCAGATTAGGTGCAAAACACATGTCGCATGAGACATTGAGTGGTTTCTTAGGAAAAACGAGAGCAGCAACAAGTTACTCTCTAAAGAACATAGACCGGATGAGGTTTGAAGAGATAAGACGTATGGCAGATGCGCTTGATCTGGAAATCATTATAAAAAGAAAGGGGAATTATGGCGATCTATAAGAACGGCGAGTTGAACGCAGGACATAAAGAAACGCCTGACTCAGGTGTGGCAGCACCGATATTGTCAGACGCACAGATAAATAAACACATTGAGGATTATATCACGCTTGCCACTAAATGTGAAGTGCTTCTTGAAGCGATATATAGAATAGTAAATATTTATTCAGTTGAAGATGCTGACAAGACAAAGGTCATCAAAGAGATAGTAAAAGATTACGGAGAAAGCAAATGAAAAATATCGAATTAGTGCATTTAGATATTGAGAATTTCAAAGGATTATCAAGTACGACAATAGATTTTAATAACACGATTACAAATATCTTGGGTCGGAACGGTTCCGGGAAGTCATCTATATATGATGCATGGAGTTGGCTCTTGTTTGACAAAAATGGTTCAGGTGAAAGCAAGTTTAACATCCGTAGATTAGACGCAGATGGAAACCCGGTACATCATACAGAGATTTCAGTCACAGGTGTTGTAGATGTTGATGGAACACGAATTGAATTGAAGAAAATTCAGAAAGAAAAGTGGGTTAAAAAGCGCGGTCAGGAAAGTCAAGAGTTTTCCGGGAATGTAAACGAGTTTTATGTAAATTCTTATCCGAAATCAAGTAAAGAATATGCTGATTTCATAGCTTCAATCGTAGATGAAAACATATTCAAGATTCTTACCAGTCCTTATACCTTTCCTCAGATGGACTGGAAGGATCAGCGAAAACTCTTGTTCTCATTGATAGGGGATTTGGATACAAGTGATTTAGCATCAGAAGTTGAATATTTCAGCCTGATTGAAGGTGAACTAAAACTCGCAAGTATTGATGACATTAAGAAAAAGTGGACGCAAACTCGCAATAGTTTACGGAAACTCCCAGATGAAATCCAGACCCGGATAGATGAAGTATCTAAACAGATAAAAGACGTAGATACATCCGCACTTGAAACAGAAAAGGCGGAAGTCGAAAACACGATTCAGATGTTAGAAGCAAAGGTTGCGGAACTGTCTCAGAAGAACAACAGCGACATTGAGAACAGCATTCTTCAGTTGAAGTCTCAGCAGATTGCCATTGCTGATAGAGTACGAAATGCAATGTGTTCTGATTTGACAAAGCGTAAAAACGTTTCAGATAAGTTAGAAGTCGAATATCAAAACGAAAACAAAAAATATATCCGATTATCTAATGAAGTTGAACTATACGAGTCGGAAATCAACAAGTTGAAGAAATTGCTTACTGAACAGCTTGAATCATATAACAATTTAAAAGAACAACAGTTCCCGGATGGAAAAACTAAATGCCCGACTTGTGGTCAACTTCTTCCTGAAGATCAGATTCAGTCTCTAAAAGAGAAATGGCAGTCTGAACAAAATACGCTTATAAATAACCTGCGTATTACCGGAAACAAATTAGCCGTAGATATAAAAAACAAAGAAATTAAACTACGCGATAAAACAGAGTTACTTGAAAAGCAGAAAGATAAGACAGAGAAAGCAAAAATCAAATACGAAGTAGCTGCTAATGATCTCGAATATCAGGGCGAAACTATTATTCCGAAAATGAGCGACATTCCTGAATGTCAGGAAATCGACAAGCAGATTGCCGAACTTGAATCACGTAGAATTGATTTAGGAAAAGTCCGTATTGAGATTGACAGATTAAAGCAGCAAATCAGCGAAGAAAAATACAGGTTATCGGCTATAAATAACGAACTCTATGCAAGTAAGCAGAATACGGAATGTGAGAAACGAATAAAAGAGTTACAGGAAGAATTGCGCGGTGTATCACAGAAAATAGCTGATTGTGAGAAAGTCCTGTATGCAGTTGAGAACTATGTTAAAGCAATATCGAAGAGAATCAATGATAGATTTGATGGATTGACATTTAAGCTGTTTGAATCGCAAATCAATTCTGGCATCCGCGAAACTTGCGAAATCATGTATAACGGTGTTCCGTATTCAAGCCTTAATTCAGGTCATCGTATCACAGTTGGATTAAATATCATTAAAACACTTCAGGAATATTACCAAATAAAAGTTCCTGTTTGGCTCGACAATAGCGAAAGTTTAAGCGATGATAACCAACCAGACATTGATTGCCAACTAATATTATTGCAAGTAACTAATGATAAACAATTAGTTATTGAATAAATAACACACCTCAGCAAATGACAATATAGAACAAAATAGCAAAGAACATGTTCTTATAAGACAAGATAGAATAAAACACGATTTTATTAAGGTATAATCGCCCGGTAGTGGTAGTAACTAATTGTTTCTGTAGACTGCACTCAACACACAACCCCAAAATCCATAACCGGACGTTTATATACGCCTACGTCAGATGCCATTTAGATACCTTCCCTGATACAACAAATGCAAGAGATTTACCTGTCTGACGTAGGTGGTTTTTTAAAAAAGGAGAATAACATATGGATATAAATGTCAAATGGGGAAATAAAAGTTTTGCAGGTGATGCAAAGAAAGTCTATCTTGAAATTGAATCCATCGGAGAGAATGTAAAGCCACAAGAGATGGTTGATTACGCAAAAAACAATCCTGAAAGTGAATTACATAAGTGTTTTACATGGGATAATGACAAAGCTGCTGATAAATACAGACTTTATGAAGCAAGACAAATAGCATGTAATCTGGTTGTAAATTGGGAAAAGGTAGATACACCAGACGTAATTGCTAAAGAAGTACGCATTTTGCATCGGGCAAGTACAGATATTAACGAAGGCTACAAACCACTTCCTGTCATTATTAAAAACGACAATCTATATTCCGGTTTATTAGACGAAGCAGTTGCGAAGCTAAATGAGTTTAAACGTAAATACGCTATCTTAACAGAGTTGAAGCCAATCTTCGCTCTTATAGATAAATTATAAGCCATAAGAAAAGAAAAGTTTATCTGGCAAAACACTATACTGTAATACAGAACAAATCATTGACCGTTGAATTGGTGGCAATAATCGTCATCAGGATAGAAATGAACACTATATAAGATGAGCGCAATTCACTGCATATCATAAAGCAATACGTTATTGTCACTTACTCAGCGGTCAATAGTTTAGTTAAGGGTTGAATACCCATGTCATAATAAAAGACGGTACAATATCTTTTAACACCGTTTCATAGCACACTATAAGACATCACTATTCAACCTTTAATTATACTTATCAGTAGATACTAGGCGTGAAAACGTCAGTCTATGCAACCAAAATGCTTTATAACGTATTATAAAACAGCATCGCGAACAATAGGATATGACACGACAGAACAACGCTGCATACCACATTTTCACGCTTAATATGTGCTGATAAGCATAATAGTAATATAGAAATCTATATAATTGAATACGATTGGACAATATAGGCTTTTATAGTACATTGGACTACAAAACAGAATACAACAGCACACCTCACAAATATTATTGGTGTAGGCGAGGATTTGAAAACTCGATTATGTTGTAGCATTTTACAGCGAAGAATATTATTGAACACGATAGAACATGACAATTCAAATCCTCACCTGTGCCAATAAGGGCAAGGATATAATCGCAAACGAGAATATAAGAAACGACTAAATAAAAAACAACAAGAGAATAAAGAACACGGCACACCTAAATCATATTCATTGGTTTAGGCGAGTGTAAAAACTCGTGAATACAATAGCATTATTATGAATGTTATTCTAAAGGAAAGAATACAATTAGACATAATAAAACAGAACCGTAAATAACACGAATTATTTTTACACTTGCCCATGCCAATGAGCATGAAAACATAAAAGGAAAGCATTATACATTATTTCCTACTAAAGGATTGTGCAAAACAACACTGGGCACTCCACCTCGGAATGTTCAGCAAAGGGATGAAACCCTATCATACCAAATTTCATTACAGAACATGACAGGTATATTTTATCCTTTTACTGAGTGTTCCGGAACCACTCTTACAACTAAATATCGAATACAAATAACCACATTCAAAACTAAAGGAGATTTCATTATGGCAAGAGCAAAAAAGGAAGAAGTAATGCAGGATCAGATTCAGGAAAGTTCCGTAAATATGGAGCCTGTCAAGCAGACATTGATTGATGTGGAACTGGTTGGAACAAGCGACCTGATTTTAAATAAGAAATGCAGAAGCTACGAACGCTCAGAAATCTGGAAACAGACAAATCCAAAAGGGTCGAAGATGCCGAAGATTTTGGATCAGGAATATAACCTCTGGGAGCATCTGATTACATCTATCACTTGGGATAAGCCGATTACGTTCCATGACGAAGATTATAGTCTCTACACTCAGGAAGAGTGGGAGCAGTACATGAGAGAGAATAATCCATGCATCCTGTCTGCAGCTTTTATGGGGGCAATGGGAGAAGCGTTTAAGACATTCGGATTTAAGGATAGCACAGGAAAAGCAGGTACAGATTTCAAGAGGGCAGTAAATTTCCAATCACCGAAAAATCCGATTACTTTCGCCGGGGTAACTTACGAGCAGAAACTTATTCCGACAACTGGCATAACACGTACAAATGTTGTTTCACAGTATAATGTTTTTTCCGGTTGGAAATGTAATGTGACACTTGCCTGTGCCGATGTTGTTTTTCCGTATGAAACAATCATTGAACTGCTTGGAACAACAGGACGTTTTATTGGAGTTGGCACACAGCATAAAAATGGTTTCGGACATTTTGAAATTGGTAAAACGAGTATTAAAGAAGGTATGATTCTGTAACCTAATTACTTTATCGGTCATGTATATAATTAGTGGCTTGAAGTCACTATAACTTATTTAAACTCGTTGGAATAGGAGATAACTCCAAAGAACACCATTACATTGCATTCACAGGCATAGCGCACTTCGAGTTACTTACTATATACATGACCGATATTTATGTATTGAGTTAGTGGCTATATGTCACGGAAAAAACAAACAAACATTGGAATATAACATAGAATATCATAGCTTAATATATCACAATGCAAAACAATATAGCCACTTACTGAGTGCATAACTCAATAATAAATCAGTAGCGGACAAACTACGATATGACAAAACTTTAAAAGAAACTATTTCACAGAACAGTACAGAAAAGAACGTAAATACTATCGAAACATAGCATAACTGGTTCGTTAATGAGCGATTAAAGTGCGATCAAAGGCCACGATTGCCGCCAGTTATTTCGGAATGTAGTTTAAGTAGGTGCTAAAAAGTAAATCCTATGGCAAAACACTTAGCGCAAAGAGATGCAGGTTCGATTCCTGCCGTTCCGGTTATAATTGGAATGTAGAGTAGAGTTTGAAACTACTTCCAGTTAAATAAATATAAGGAGATCAAGCATGATTACAATTACTTACAAGGATTTGCGTAACTCACACACCTATAAGAGAAGTTATCCAGTAAATTCAATCCCGGCAGCAATCAGGAGATTGTTCGCTGAAAAGAAGTCTGAAGATGCTGAGATACTTTCAATCACGGAATCAAAAGTTAGATAAGGAGATTAGATATGGCAAATACATCACTTGCAAATTCAGGTCAGCAGAAAGTCGGTTTTGCTACATTTTGTGCAAATCCCGCAGTCAGAGCAAACATTGCTAATGTCGTTGGTGAGAAAAACACGACACAGTTCATTTCTAGTATAGTATCAGCGGTTCAATCAAATAAAATGCTTTCAGAATGTACAAACAGTTCAATTTTCTCAGCGGCTTTACTTGGACAGTCGCTTAATCTGTCACCTTCTCCGCAGTTGGGCCAATTTTATTTGGTTCCTTATCGTGACAGAAAATCTGGCATATCAGAAGCACAGTTTCAAATCGGGAGCAAGGGTTATTTGCAACTTGCAATTCGTTCCGGGCAGTATAAGAGAATTGTTACTTCAACTGTAAAAGAAGGTGAACTGAAATCATACAATCCAATCACGGAAGAAATCATATTTGAACCAATCATAGATGAAAAGCTTCGGTCAACACTTCCGACAGTTGGCTACTATGCAATGTTTGAACTTGTGAATGGTTTCCGTAAAGAAATTTACTGGTCTAAAACTAAAATGGAAGAACACGCAAAAAAATATAGCCTTGGTTATCGGAGCGATGTTCAAAAAGGAACTTCATATACATTCTGGTCGAAAGATTTTGATGCAATGGCATCTAAGACACTTATTCGTCAACTTATCTCCAAATGGGGTGTTATGTCTATTGATCTGCAAAGAGCATATGAATCAGATATGGGTGTTCTGAACGAATCAGGCGAAGTCCGATATGTTGATAATCAGGCAGATGATCCTCTTGAACTGGCAAAAGAAGAAATCGCGGAAAATGCAAATCAGCAAAGTTTAATTGTTGATGATACATCAATTATAGATGTTGAATCATAAATAAGTAGAACAAAATAGCATCAAATAAAAATGAATTACAAACTACTATAGCCTATAGAATAGTATAGAACAACATAGGAAAGAACAGTAAGAACAATGTTATTATCTGTGACGTTTATAAAAGAAGATACAAATGTAAAATTCACCTTCGATAATGTCTTAACTCTTGATTGCAAAGGTGGATTTGTTGGCGTAACTGCCACAGAACATTTTCGTACACTAATCAGGGAAGATGAGTTTGACCGGATTGAGATAAGGAAAGAATGACATGATAGGAACTTTAGATAAAGTTATCAGCGATATGAATAGCGGTGTTTATAATTACACTGATAAAGATGGTAATTGCACAGGGTGCGGAAATTGTTGTTCCGCACTACTGCCTTTATCAAGAAAAGAGATACGCGATATAGAACGATATGTCCGTAAGAAAAAGATAAAGCCTTGCGGCCATACAACAGGAATACCAACTACAGATACACCAATATATGATTTGACTTGCCCGTTTAGAGATAACGTTACCCGGAAATGTATTCTTTATAACACAGGCTTTAAACCATATATCTGTGAAAGTTTCAAATGCGATAAACCGCAAAAGCAGATTGAAATTGATAGAAAACTTATCAGTGAGAAAAGATATACGGTGAATATGTGGAATTTTTTCACGGAGATAGCAAATGAAACTTAAAGTTGTAGGTAGTACCAGTAAAGGTAATTGCTATTTAATCCAGAACGGAGCACATTATTTAGCACTTGATGCGGGAACACCGTGGAGAAAGGTAGAAATCGCCTGTGAGTTTCAAGTAAGTAAAATAGACGCTTGCTTAATAACTCACGGGCATGGTTAGGAGATCATATCAAATATGCTCATAGTTTCATCAATAGAGGTATCCCGGTTTATTCTAATTGTGATACAGCACAAATCTATTATGACGAAACCAGAAAACATATCCATACTTTATCAGAATGTATGCCATATCGTATCTCAGGTGGATATAGAGTAATTACATTTAAAGTACCACATGAAGATGTGATGAATGTGGCATACATGATTACATTTGATAACGGTGAAAAACTCTTGTATATGACTGACTTCGAGTATTGTCCATATGACTTAACTGCATACGGAATAAACCATTTCCTGATAGCGGTTAATCATTCAGAAGAAATCCCGGAAGAAGCAAATGCTAGAGAGCATAGACTTAGAGGGCATTCAAGTCTGGAAGTCGTGAAAGACTTTTTAAAAGTTTCCGCGACAAAAGATTGTAAGTCAGTCATAGCTTGTCACCTGTCAAATATATACGCTGATCCAGACAAGATAGAAAAAGAAATTAAAGAAGTAGTTGGCAATGATGTAATGGTAACAATAGCTGAAAATGCTAAAACAATAGAGTTATAGAAAGGATAATACAATATGAATATCATAGCAATTACAGGTCGGTTGGCACAGGATGTAACAGTTAGATATACAGCGAATGGGAAACCTGTAGCTAATTTCTCAATCGCTGTACAGAGAAGCACAAAGAACGAAAACGGACAGTATGAAGCTGATTTCTTTAATGTCACTTGCTTCAATTCAACTGCTGAATTCGCTGAGAAATATTTAGTTAAAGGCGTTAAGATAGAAATTTCTGGGAGAATACAAAACGACAGTTGGACGGATAAAGAAGGTAACAAGCGTACAAGTACCGTTATTTATGCCAACAATATCGGTTTTGCTGAATCAAAGAAAGCAGCACAGGAAAATGGTTCACAGACACAGGCAAAAGCACAGCCTACATCCGCAGCAACTTCTCAGCCGCCTAAGAGTGTTGTTGAAGATTTCGTTTCAATACCAGACGGAATTCCGGAAGAGCTTCCGTTCAATTAAAGTGAACAGTGTGCGAAAAATCTGAATATCTCACACTGATAGACGGCAATCCAGTTAAACAGCCTGTAGCGTATTGCACCTTTGCTGCTCATAGAGGGTATCTTACACCCGGTTTAATACGGACACATAGATGTTTAGAGCGGAACTGTCCAAGGTTGTTGAAATTGGATTGCCAATATTGGGAAGACAGGCGGCAGAGAAAGAAAAATTCAAAGAAGCGCAAGCAACAGTTGCTAGAGAGGAAATATATATGACTAAGTTTGAACTGGTATCATCCATTCTCAATAGTACGAATGCGGATGATCTGCGCGAGAATTGCATTTACTGGTTGCGCGGAGATGAATTTGCAACCATGAATTTTTTACAGGGTAGTAGATTTGCATCTAAGTTGCGAAAAATGAAAGAAAGATACCCAGATGATGTAGAAATCTTCGAAGATAACGAAAATGTCATCTTAGGTGCAGTTCCTGTGAAAGCAATAAAAGTCAATATCATTAAAGGTCAGGAAATGTCGGAAGAACGTAAAGCACAAATGTCTGAGATACTGCGTAATGCCAGAAGGTTAAAAACTATCGACACAGATAAGGAAAGTGACCCCGATTTTGAAGATTAGCACCATAGGTGGACAGTTGTAAGGGTAAGTTACTTAAACGATTAAATTGAGCAGAAAATCATGTATTTAACAATGAAGGTAAAAATGGATATGGAAAATTTAGAAAAACTTATTAAAGAACAGCAGGAAAGACTTAAAGAGTTAGCAAAAAAGGTTGTGTCTGATATGTATGTACCGCAGCACATCATTCACAACTGGAAGACAGATGAAACCATCGTAATCTGGAAAAACGGCGATAAAACAAAAGTCAAACTGAGGGAAGGTGAAATATACAATGAATACTTTGCTTTCACGGCTGCACTGGCTAAGTATCTGCTTGGCTCGAATACTAAAATCAAAAAGGTTGTCAAAATGACAGAATCGCCGCTTTCATCAAATAAGCACAGGAATGAAAAACGAACAGAATACCTGATAGAGAAATGTACGCCGAAGAAAAAGAAAAAATGAGGATTAAGAATGACGATCATAGAGGACACGAACCAGAAAGTCGGGAAACACGAAGCTGTGAATAAGTATTTCGCGCAGCAAGGTATAGACGTTATCCGCACAAGACTTCCTGTAGGTGATTACATTCTGGCAAATGAAAAGACAGATGATGTATTTGCCCGGAAAGAAGTAAGGGGCATTCCGGTAAAGATGATGGACTTACTTGGAACGTATACAGTTGCCGTGGATGAAAAATATTCCATACAGGAACTTGTCGGAGATGTGTGTGGCAAATCACATGATAGGTTTAGGGATGAATTAAAGTTAGCACAGAATAACGGAATAAAGCTGTTTATCCTTGTGCGAAATGATCCTGAACTTATTTATTCCAAAAATGGAACGACAGTTTCAAACAGTACAATTACAAGCCTGAAAGACTTGCATAAATGGGTGAATCCGCGACTATGGATTTTCCAGAGAGGAAAGCAGAAATATCCGAAAGCAACGAAAGGCATCACATTACAAAAGGCTTGTCACACTTTACAGGGAAAATACGGATGCGAGTTTGTATTCTGTTCAAGTAAAGATGCCGGGAAGATGATTGTTGAACTATTGACAGGTGAATAGAATGAAAGCGATTGAAACTTATTACAACGGATACAGGTTCCGTTCAAGACTTGAAGCACGATGGGCTGTGTTCTTTGATACTCTCGGAGTTAAGTATGAATATGAGCCTGAAGGATTTGATTTAGGTGATGGATTATATTATTTGCCAGACTTCCGTGTGAAATGTTGGGGAGATCGTGATACATGGTATATGCAACCAGAAGATTTATACATTGAAGTTAAAGGTGTATTAAACTTTTGGGATGAGAAAAAAATTGATAGATTCGTATATGGTGATCCATATAAAAGGGATTGTCATTTCGAGATAAAAAATAAGTTGCTTCTCGTTGGAAATATACCGGATAAGCGTGACGAATTTACTTGGATTGGAGACACAAGGTTTAATAGTTTTGAGTATATTGATAATGATTGCTATTTCGTAATACCAACGGCATATGATGGACGATTCTTTTTAGGAGCAGGAGATTATAACTATAACGAAGAATTAACTAGCCTTGCTTATGAAAAAGCAAGAGAAGCAAGATTTGAATACGGTGAGAGTGGGTAATGGATGATAAAATATCGTTAAAAGAACAACTCGAAATATTATTAGAAGAAAAAAGAAGAATATCAACTAATGATGATGATATAGTTGAGTGTATCTTTAAATATTTTAATGAAAAAACTGGCTATAAATATTCTATTGTTGATGAGAGAAAAAAAGATGTTAAAAAATGGATAAAAGAATTTAGTGTTACTGAGATAATCGAAGCAATAGATATTTCATTTGATACATATTACAACGGGAGTCAAGATTCAGCATCTATCGCATATAGTAAAATTACAGGTATATGTCATAACAGAAAAAGAAAAGATTGGCAAAAGCAATATTGGCTTAATTACCTTAAAAAAGCATGCGAAAATAAATATAGTAACTGCAATAAAGACAGATTAAGTGCATTAGTATATCGTTACATTGAAACCGAAGATGATTTCATTATGGCAAAGACAATATTTTTTGAAAATGATACGTTTTACTGGTTCGCAAGAAACTTAGAAGATTATTTTTCAAGGGAATAAAGTTAATAATAAATATGTCCGACTTGTCCGATTTGAATGGATTACAATTATTTAAGAATAAGAATAGGAGTAACAAATGAGAACAAATGATGCTAACAAAGATATCCGCGATAGAATATCTGATTTAGGATATTTTAACTGGCAGATTGCGGATATGGTAGGTGTTTCCGATATTACTTTTACTAAGTGGATGCGGAAAGAAATGCCTAAGACAGATGAACGCAGGATTAAAATTGAATCGGTTTTAGATCAACTGGAAAGAGGTGGTTAAATTGGAGCATTCGTTTGACGTAAAGATTGCAGAAAAATATGGAATCAACTGCGCTATTATTCTTAAAGATATTTACTTTTGGGTAAAGAAAAACATCGCTAATGAGAAACATTTCTATGATGGAATGCATTGGACATACAATAGCATAAAAGCATTTGAAGAAATGT